AATATGGAACTGGTACAAATCATCCCGAAAATACTCCCCATCATCGGAATCATCGTCCTCGGAGGATGTATCCTGGGAGGAATAAAAACAGAAATCGACAAAGATGCTGGAATTAAACGAAACCAATAATATGACAGACGCAACAACAACAGATCAGAACGATAAAATCGCGAAGTTATGGGCAGCGCTGGCGAAAGCTCAAACCAAATTGAAAACAATCCCGAAAAGCGGATTGAACCCACATTTCAGAAGCAAGTATGCGACACTGGACGATATCCTAAAAATTGCTCTTCCAACATTCGGAGCATGCGGGATATCAATAACTCAATGGAATTCGACTACCGAGCGTGGCGTGAAAGTGCGAACGGTTATCGGCCACGAAGATGGCGCAAGCATCTCGGATGAGCTCGAGCTACCGTGCGATATTAGCAAACCACAATCTTTCGGATCCGCATTCACATATGCTAGGCGCTACGCGTTGCAAAGCGCTCTGGGGATAGCGGCCGAAGAGGATGATGATGGGAACGTAGCTCAAAGCTCATCGGTAAATCAACGCCGAGGCGTGACTAGCAAACCAAAAAACGCTGCACGTAAAGTGCCTGGAACCGATCCTAAATTTACATTCGATTGATTATGAGTTCGGAAAGAAAACATCACGATTTTGGCTGTTCTAAATGGCCGGACTTGCTCCGGTGCGCGGATTATAAATCAACTGGCGGATCATCCCCGGCGGCGGAGCGCGGGACACGCATTCACAAATACTGGGAACTCATTGGAACAAACCAGGATTTGCCAGAGGGCGCGGATCCGGAGGAAGTAGCCAACGCTGCCTGGGCTGCTGGAGTGGTCGATTCACTGGCGGATGCTGCTAACGTCGAGTGGGAGCAAGAGATCAATTCAGAGACGCCTGAGTATTTTGGTTACCTGGATGCCTGTTGGTATAAAGATCCTAAAACGATCGTCATCGCTGATGGCAAGAGCGGCCAGGGAAACGAGGAACAGTGGATCCAGTTGGTAGGTTATGCCAACGCCATGATCCAAGAGGACGATAACATCGAGCGCTGCATTCTTCACTTTATCTACTGGGATAAGCGTTCACTGAGAACCTATAAGTTTTCTCGCGATGAGGTGTTAAACGAAGTAAAGAAATTATTACACCACATTTCAACGGGCACCAGGAACACTGGGGTTCAGTGCGGGAGGTGCGCTCACTATGAGACATGCGGGCAGGTGCAGGGGATCCTGCTCAGGACATGGCAAACCGATTGGGCGGGAGTCTGGAACTCGCCGGATTCACTTGGAGAAATCATGGATGATTTGTCTTTTCTGGAGAACATGAAAAAGCGAGCAAGTTCTCGAATCAAAGAGCTGATCGCCGAGGGCGTTGAGGTCAACGGATACAAAGTTTATGACCGTAAAGGCTCAAGCAAAGTTGACACTCTAAAAGCCTGGGAGGATCTCAAAGAAACCATGAGCGCTGATGATTTCCTCAAGTGCTGCTCAGTCAACCTCAAAGCGCTTCAATCAACTTTTCAGCTTCGCACCGGGGAGGAGTTGAGCGGCGAATTCATCATCCCCGGCAAACCATCACAAACATTAACCAAATCAAGAAAATAACATGCCACATAAATATACTAAAATAGCAAGCGGACGGTTGTTCAAAAACGCAACCGAAGATGAAAACGGAAACCCCAGACGAGGGCCATCACTTAGTAATTCCAAAGTTGAAATCATGGAGGATCTCAAAGCCGGAGACACTGTCGAGCTGGCGGGATGGGTAAATAAGAACGATGACGGTGAGCAGACGTTGACCGTCACGGTTACCAAGAAAGAGTTCATAGGCGATGGTCAGCAGCAGCAGTCACGCCCGGCGCCGAAAGTCACCGCTGATGATATTCCGTTCTGATCATGGTCCACTCCCGCAACAAAGGTAAACGAGGCGAGCGCGAGTTCAGCCAGGTGCTAATACACTACGGTTATCCAGCTCGGCGCGGATCTCAATACAGCGCTCAGACCGAAGATGGAACTCCATCGCCGGACATCCACTGCGCTGATTTG